TCTTGACCCACTTGCATAGCAGCAGTGGTCACCACTGTGATTAGATTGGTTCCAGTTGTGGTTGCAGTTGCTATTGTGCTGCCGGAAGGTTGTCTTCCATATCCATAACCTGCTGCCCAATTGCCTGCGCCTGCGGCAGTGCCAGGATTGAACACAGATCCTCCTGCAGCAGTACTGATGGTGATGGTGGTTCCTGTTGGTGCTGAAAGAATGTAGTAGATAGTGCCAGCTATGATATTTCCAATGTTGGTATCAAATATGATCATCATGTTGGCTGCCAAACCTGTGGAATCATTCACTGTAATTCTGTTGGTGGCTGAACTCACAGCAGAATAAGTGCCGGATTGTGCTGTTAGATTTACCAAACCTTCCACAGTCATCACAGTGGCATAACCTGGATCATTTTCATTGATGAACGTTTCATTGATCTCCAAAAAAGTTGGAGCCACTGAAGCCACAGTAAAAAATCCATTGTTGTTGGTGCTGCCAGATATAAAAATTGTTTGACCTACATAAAATCCTGCATCGGAAAAATCCACAGTGCCCACGTTGTTGCTGAAAGCAGCAGATGTGCCAGGAGCAAAAGCACCAGCACCGGGTTTGCCTGATGTGCTGATATCTGCCCAGAAAGAAATTTGAGCACTGCTGTAATAGCAAGGATTTTGAATGAAAATATAATTGGTCACTGGTATCTGCAGCACATTTTCCACCATGGTCAACACTTGTGCTGGAGCACTGGGCACTGGTGATACAGGATCGTTGGCATCCAAAGGACCAAACAAATGTTCCACATTGTCACCGTTGCCTAAATTTTGTGCGTTGATTAATTTGGGTTCGTCTGTTCTAAATTTTTTCCAACCTGGAGTACCAAATGCTGGGTTGGCTTCGTATGCTTCAAAATTTTGTGTGGTGGTGTTGTAACGTATCATACCTTCCACTGGAGTGGGTCTGGCGCCTGTGGTACCTTTGGGCAATAACAAAGCACTCACGCTGTCTATGGTGGCCAATTCAGATGCACTGTATTTTATACCTCTGCCGTTGAGTGAACTGGTGTTGGTGGTTTGTTTTTTTAGATATCGCATTACACTACAATGTAACTCACTGTCACCAGTAAGTCACCATTGGTGCCACCGTTTTGTTGAAATGACAGCTTGTCACCCGCCTCTAGGATAATTTTTTCACTGTCCATTATGAAAGTGTCTCCAGCTTCCACAGTGGCAGTATTAACAATCTTGTTCTTGTTGTCGTTCACTGCTTCTGTGTCTTTCACAGCATACAATGAAAATGTTGCACTGGATACTCCTTTGTTGCACACCAATATGGTGGTGAATGCCCAGCTCTCACTTGCAGAAACTTCAAATTCTACTGGTGATCCTGTACTTAATTGTGCGTTGTCAATAGCCATATGTGTTCCTAAAATATCATGCTAAAGAGCAAAGATCTATTTTTACTTATGATCTCGTCTCTTGTGTTAGTACTATTTACATAAAATAATCCGGTTTTGCCCGAACCTTGAGCGCCGGTATACAATTTTAAACCAATTCCGTCATATGAAGGACTTATTGCTGCTGTTTTAATCAGCAGTGTGTCATCAATTCTGACAGATTGTGCGCCAGTAGCTTGTAATATTAGATCGCCTCCTGTGCCTGGTGCTGACACTGTGGAATCTTGTATGCGTATTTCAGCAAGATTGATTTGGTCTTGTAAAAAATCCACCTGATTGTCCAAAAAAGTATTTTTAAGAACACCGTCTATTTCTATGGTGGCTTTGCTGATAGGATCACCTTCAGAGATGTCATACACTCTGACTTCTGTGTCTCCTCTTTCAATATATGTGGGTGCCAGTGTGGATATGGCCAAAGCAATTTCATCATCCACATATTTTTTGTTGGGAATATGATTGGGAGCAGTGACAAATGTTTCATAGTTCACTTTGAATGCTGTGATTGCTCCGCTGCCGCCTGGTTGAATGGCTATTTCACCACCAGCACTGATGTTGTTGGTTCTTAAACCTATGGGATCAGAATTTTCAAATCTCAAAACAAATGCACCAAACTGTGATGCTGCTGTGGCTGGATTGTACCAGTTCAATGATTCATCATACAACAATTGTGCATCTATCAAACTGCCTCTGTCAATTCTAATGCCTGCTGTGCCTAATGTGACTCCTGATCCTGCTTCTTGATTGTTTATTACTATGATGTTGTCTTTGACCACCATGTTTTCTGATTCAACTGTGGTGGCATCTCCTTCTACAACTAAATTTCCTGTGATTCTTACTGTGCCTACTTGTAGGCCAGTGTCCAATGTGATTTCACCGCCGTCTTGGACTTTTATATTGTAATCACCATCTAAAACTCTTAAAAATTTTGACATCTTTTTTCTTTTGTTGGGGGGATTGCTCCCCCCATTTTTATTATATTGCTTCTAGATATATTCTTCCGTTTTCGCCTGCAGTTGAGTCATCGATCAAGTACCATTTGTACCTAGTTCCTGAATAACTGTTTGCTGTACGTTTGTTCAATTTTCTTAGCACTACTGGCTGATCTAAACTTCCGTTCACATAGCCTGTCAATCTCATCTCACCTGCTGCTGCTGGTGTGCCTGACACTAATTTAGCTTTAATTATTGAACCGGCTCCTACAGATACGTCTTGTACTTTGTATCTTCTGGCTCCTACTTGTTTTACGATAAACACATCTGATTGATTTGATCCACCTATGTATGCTTCACATCTGATACCTTCAGCTGCGCCTACGTATGTGCCAAACACTTCTGTGCCTAGTCTGTCTCTTCTGACTGGTCTTCCCATTTGTTTTCTCCTGTAACGTTCTATGTTATACGCGGTGGGTTAAACCGCATAAACTTCAAAACTATTTTGAAGTAAACTTATTTATCTTTTGGAGAGTGTGGCTAATAGCTCTAGTTTTGAGAATGTTTTGAGGTGGTTTTCTGCCTGCAGCAGCACTATTCTGGCCTGTTCTCTAAAGTGTTCTTTTTTGGTTTGACGATACTGCACCAATAGATCTTCACGCTTATTCATCAGTTTGTCTATGTGATTTTTTATGCGTCTGAGATCATGCGAAAACATGGGATGGCGTTTGATCCATTCATCCAGTTGTTTTCTTTGGGCCATGTAGGCATCCAGCATTTCTTTTTCTGATTGATGATCGGCCATACTGTTATTTAAGTGATTTTTGTAGTTGTCTTGCACCATATGATATCATAAAATCTGCACCTGCACGCATGAATACCTGCATGCTTTCCAATAACAATTTGTCTGACACTGTGCTGGATTGTATGGCCACCCATTCACCTGAAGTTTGATACACTCCCACAGGTTTGCCAGTGGCATCCATGATGGGTTTGATCAGATCAATGCTGCTCATGCCTGGTTTAACCATTAAAAAATCTGCTCCTTGATTGGAATAATTTATGGAACTTTTCACAGCAGCATCACGATCCTTCACATCCAATTGATACCAACGTTCTGTGTTGGGAGTGCTGTCCACGGCCTGTCTAAAAGGTGCATACAAGGCACTGCGAAACTTGGTAGAATAACTCATCACGGGTCGATCAGTGATGGATTTTACAGTGGCCACTGTGAATGGTTGCATGTCACTGGGTGCCACACAATCCACACCAGCAGTCACGTATGCTTGTGCTAATTCACCCAAATATTTTTGCGTTAACACAGCGTCATCAGGCACACAGCAGTGTCCATCTGTTCTAACGCCACACAAACAAACATCAGCAATCAAATATATTTGATCACCAAATGTTGTTTTGATCTGTTGAGCTATGTGTTGATGTGACTGCCAATTGGACTGATCTGATTTGTTTTTTGTGGTAACAAACAATAAAAAATTCTGTTGCCCCAAAGAAATATCTGTGCAAATTCTCTGCACAGCATCTGCCACGCAATAGTTTTGATTGTGTTCACCCAATCCTGAATCATAAGATTGGTGTGTGTCATTCACAAATATAGGTTGAATGAGTTTGATAGTATTTTTTAATTTTTTTTCAAAGCAGAACATGTTTCAGCTGTGGCTGGTAATCCAATGTCTTTGTCATACACCCAAACATAGCTGTAAGCAATTTTGTCTCCAGTCACCACACACTTCATACCAAATTCTACTCTTGGACTAGATATGTTGGAGCAACCAACTGTCAACAGTAATGCTGCCAATGATAATAATGTTTTCATGTGTGTATTTTAACTGATATATTTTGATTTGTCAATGATTGTGAAGTCAAAAAAAATGGGGGGTTTTTACGCCCCCCATTTTGAGTATTCTTTGCTGTCGATTAAGCGAAAGATAAGTTAGCAGTTGTTACTGCAACTTTAGCCAAGTAGTCAGCCGCGTTACCTAAAGATGACGCAGTGTTTGACAATTCTACGTAACCGTATCTTGTTAAGAAAGAAACAGTTGGTTCGAAAGTGCTTGGGTTAAGAACAACGCCTGAAGACATCAACGGAATGTATGGGCAGTAGAACGCAGGAGCATCTGCTTCAGATGAACCTTTGTATCCTACTAACACATCATCAGTAGATGAGTAGGTGTTAACGTATACTTTCATAGAGCTGTTCAAAGTTCCTACTAATTTATTGTTAGTTGGAGCTTCAAAAGTTCCTTCAGTTGTTCTTGCGAACGCTGAAGTTGTAGCTGATTGAAGTATAGTCAAAGCAGTTGGAGATACTACAGCGTAGTTTCCAGCGCCTCTTCTTGTTCTTTGTGCTATCGCGTTAGCCGCTCTGTTGATTAACACAGCAAGAGCTGCATGTTCGTCACCGACGAAAGTTGCAGTTCCAGAAACCGCTTGTTGGTCAAATGTATTGAAAGCTGAACCAGCTAATGAATACAATGAACCAATGATTTCTTGGTCAATCTCTGCAGTAATCTCTTGAGCTAATGCTGCCATGATTTCTGCTTCGATGTCGATACCTTGTTGTGCTTGAGCATCTTGAGCTGCTTCGAAGGTCCAGTTAGCAGATAATTTTCTGCTCTTTGCTTCTACAGTTTGCTTCAAGATTTGGATAGATAGTTTTTTACCACCTGTACCTTCTAAAGCTGATGTAGCACCTGCTTTAGTAGATGAGTTGTCGCCAGAATATGCTTCTGCGATTTTGAACGGTGATAAAGCTTCTTCACCAGCAGTAGTTGTAGTTGTACCGCTTGATGCTTCTGCGTATCTTACTCTTAATGTGTGGATTTGTCCCACAGGGCCAGTCATTGGCTGTACGCCTACTAATTCGTTGGCGATTACAGTTGGCATAACCCTTCTAATTACTGGTAGAATTACTCTGTTTAGAGTAGCAACGTTACCTGCAGAAGTAGCTCCAGTTGATGCTGATTCATTGATATACTTTCTAGTATTTTCAAGAGTCACATCCATAACAGATTTTCTGTTACCTTTTAGCCCTTCTAACAATGCTGCTTTCGTTTCTGACCAGCGTGCTTCTGTTAGTTCTGACATTTTATTTGTCTCCTATTTGTTTTTGTTTATAAACCGGCAAGTCTTCGAATTTCAAATATATTGTTATCGAACACTTGTCTAACGTTAGTTTGTTTTTTGTCGCCTGTTACTTCAGTGCCTTCTTTTAAAGCCTGTTTCTTCGCTGGTTGCGTACTGCCGTTGATTACTGATGGCATGTACTTGTCAAAAGCTGATCTTAATTTTGCTGTTTGAACTGATTCCAGTAAGTTTTTCATTATTTCTTTTTGTTCAGAGTTAAGAGGAGCTGTAAGCTCACCAATAACTGCTGATCTCTCTGCTGCATCTTTCACCGCTTTGATTTCAGCATCTTTTGCTTCGATCAATTTGGCATTCTCTTGTGCAGCTTTTTTCGCATCTTCTATTTGTTGGTCTTTGATTTTGACCACTTTTAGAAGTTTAGATGTTTCAGATTTTTCATTCAAGTAGCTTGAAGCATACTCTTCTGAAAACGTCTCAAACAATCTGCGTCCAAAGTCGTTTTTACGAGCAGAATCAATGTCTTCTTTCAGCTGGCCAATTTCTTTGGTAAGAACTTTGCTAACTGTTTCAGATACAACTTTTGAACTCTTTTCGATAAAATTCTTGCGAACTTTAGCAAAATGTTCTTTGGCTTCTCTGATCAGACGTACTTTGGTTTCTGCTAGGTCTTGTTTGTCTTGATGAAACTCTGCAATTTCTTTAGATAGAGCTTCTACCACAAATTCTTCCAGTTTGCTGAAGTTTTCAGACATAACTTTCTGATCTGCGTGTAGTTCTTCGATTTCCGCTGCAAGTCTTTCAAACACAAAACTTTTTAGTGCATTTGTATTTTCACGGATGGCCACTGCGTATTGTGCTTTGGCTTCTGCTAATTGTTTGCGATCATCTGCAAATTCAGCAATTTCCGCTGCTAATTTTTCTGACACCAACTTGTCCACAGCATCAATTAGTTGCTGTTTGTCGTGTGCATATTTCTTAGCAAACTCTTCGCGTAGTTCTGCTGTGGCCGCCACTTTATTCTCATTGATTTTGGCTTCCCAAGCAGCTTCGATTTCAGCTCTGATCTCTTTGGAAACAACATTGTTTTCAAAAAGTGATTTCAGTGCATCTAACATTATATTTTCTCCTATTTGTTTAACGGAGTTTACTGATGATATTCACCAGTTGTTCCTTTAAGTATTCTTGTGCCTGTGCGTCCCTTGCGATGTTTAAAGCTCTATAACCACCTTTTGTGTTTAAAAGGTGTTCATAAATTGGTGTAGGATATGCTCCCGGAGCTGACGGTTGAGCCACTATATCCACTGTGATGATTTCAAAATCACTCACTTGTCCGGATCCGTCTTCTTTGACGTTGCCTGAACCACGCGATGAAACTCCTAGTTTGACTCCGCTTTCCAGCATGGTCTTAACTAGTAGTCCCATCGGCGTAGGTAATATTTTTAGTTTTCCGTGTCCATTCGGGCCGTCCATCCACATACTTGTTAGCATGTGACTCACACGGTCCAAATTAATATTAAGTCCTTCTGGATGATCCACTTCGCCCAACACTGAATAACCACCTGTGATCTGATCGTTGAGTGTGTTGACAGCCCTACTGATTTCACTAACAGGATACACTCTTTGGTTGGCGTTTTTGACACCTCCCTGAATGCAGATACCTTTCATGTAAAGGCTCTTACCCCCGTTTTTGTCTTCTGTAGACTCCACGACCAAACCTGCCTGGTCGAATGTCAATGTTTCGCGTAGTGTTAACATCTTTTCTTTTATAAGTCCTTAACGTTACTACTTGCTACCCAAAACGCTGGTCGAATTGTCCGACTTGTCAGCAGTTTCTGGGCCTTTGGCTTTTACCAACTTGATAGATGCGCCTGGCACGTTTATGTTGCCTGCGTCATTTGTCTCAGCTTTTGGAGCTGGTCTACCTTTTTCCTCTGAACCTACGATATCAACGGCTTTTCCGCCCATTGCTTTCGCTTGCTTTGGAGTTGGAGATTTAGCGTTGTCAGAATGGTCAGCATGTTTCACTGCCACTTTGTCCACGTATTCTCTCATTTTTTCTCTTTCGCTTTTGTCTTCAGATTGTACTGGCTGTGTGCCAAGTTCGGAAGTTGCCACTGGTGCCGCTTCCTCTGCATTTGGTTGAACTTCTGTAGCCACGGCTTCTTTTTCAGCTTCTTT